TATCCATGTATTTTGGTACGCAAGGTACAGGTGTTATTGACTTTGCTACCAATTCTAGCGACAGACAATTTCGCGTAGCGCATACCGGAAATGCTGTGAATTATCTTCAAGTTACAGGTGGTGCGTCTGGTAATTCACCTGCTATGTCTGCTCAAGGGTCAGGAACCAATCTTGATATAACGCTAACACCAAAAGGCACGGGTAATGTTAGTTTTGGAACGTACACAGGCACTATTTTAGCAATTGCTGGTTACATAGAGATCAAAGACTCTGGCGGCACTGTTCGCAAACTTGCTGTTGTAGCGTAAAGGATTTTAAAATGGCAACAGTATTGACTTGGAAAATTGAATCGCTGCGGGTGATGCAAACGCCTGGGCCAAACACCGTGGTCTTGAGCAACTTCACGGTTAGAGGTGTTGATGGAGCGTTAACAGCCTCTGCAAACCATGCTGTTATGCTTAAACCTGCTGACTTAAACAACTTCTTACCCTTTAATCAACTAACGCACGATCAAGCCATTGCTTGGACTAAAGAGGCTTTAGAGCCTGCTGGCGTTTTGTCGATTGAGCAAGAAGTGCAAAACCAGATTGACGAGCAAAAGCAACCTGTAGCGACTAAGGTTGATTTGCCTTGGAATTAAATATGCAGAATATCAAACTTGACTTAAATATTAATGAACTTAATAGTATTTTGAATGCTTTAGGCGCTATGCCTTACGTGCAAGTGGTTGCCTTGATTGACAAACTCAAAGTTCAAGTAACGCCTCAAATCCAAGAAAAACCGGATCATAATGACGATGATCATGTGCGTTAAACAAGAGTTTAACGATAGAGCTGCAATAGGGAGTTAGCTATGTCCGTCTTTATTTCAGCGCTTGGTGGCGCGGCAGCACAGTTTTTTGATAGCAGCGGCAACCCTTTGACGGGCGGGTTACTCTACTCATACGCCGCTGGTACTACGACACCTCAAGCCACCTATACATCGTCAGCAGGTTCAACGGCGCATACAAACCCAATTGTGTTGGACGCAGCAGGACGCGTTGCATCAGGTGAGATTTGGGTAACCGCTGGTCTTAATTACAAATTTGTACTAAGAGACAGCGCGGGCGCGTTGATTGGAACCTATGACAACCTAAGCGGTCTTAATGGCGTAGATGATGCTTCGCAAATAATTTACGACCCGCCGTTTACAGGGGCTGTAAGCACTACGGTTGAAGCAAAGTTAGAGCAAACCCTATCAGTGCTGGATTTTGGCGCTGACCCAACCGGTTCGACTGACTCAACAACGGCCATCCAAAACGCCATCGATTACGCGCAGTCTAAAAACGGCGGCATTATTTTGTTCCCTTGGGGTACTTACAAAATATCGTCGCAAATTAACATCACCAAATCAAACGTGATGTTGCAAGGCTACGGCGCTAACGGTATTCACGATGGCGGTACAGGCGCTTCTCCAGCAACCACGATTGTTTGGTATGGTGGTGTTTACGCGGGGTCTATGTTCTCGTTTTACACGGTCCAAAGCGCGTCAAACGCAAAGATTAACGGCGTTGGCCTAAGCAATATGTACCTTGATTGCTCAGGTACGTGCTCGGGCGGTATCAACATCATTTCCATCAATAATGGGCGTTTTGACCACATCAACATCTTGCATCCAACGTATGCAGGTGTCGTAATAACGAATTACCTCGCAGGCCAGTTAGCAGAACCTGCCGATAGCCAACTGAATATTTTTAGCAACATTACTGTTCGCTGCTTAGACCTGCCCGCATGTATCAACGGCAATGGGTTTATTTTGGCAAGCAACGCGCCTGGAACCGCAGGCGGCAACACATCGTTTAATACATTCTTGTATTGCCAAGGTCAGTTTATTGATGGCACTGCGTTTTTGCTTACTGACGCCGATAACAATAACTTGATTTCTTGTCGGGCGTTTATTTCCGGCACCGGTAAAGGTATTGACGTCCAAGGTTACGGCGACAGCAATTATTTCTACAACTTTAGTTGTGGTGGATCGCCATCTAAGATTTTTATTCGCGGTATTGCTAGCGGGTTTGCCGTTGATTCAACAAACAATTGCTTCTTGTTTCCTGATCAAGGTAACGGTACAACTTATCCGCAACTTGACGCTGGATGTAAAGTCTATTGGACAGGTTCTGACGGCACGACCGTCAAATCGAGAAACACGCAAGCTGTTATCACGGACTCAACATCAAACATAAACGCAGCACAATCGAATCTTGGTCTTGCCTCTTTGATTATTGATAACCGATCTGCTGCTGGTTTTAGAGTGACAGATGGCACAAATATTTGGGGTATTAACCAGACGGGTGTAAACGGCGATTTGCGCTGGTCGTGCAGTAATGGCTCATCTCAGGTTGACTTTAATAACAACGTTTTTGACAACGCATTTTCTTACTTCCCTAACGCGCCAACAACAGCATCGGCGGCTAACACGTTTCTTGACAATGCTGACAACAATCGTTTGTTCCGCGTCACATCGTCAGCCAAGTACAAGACAAATATTGAGACGCTTGAGCACCAGTACAGCGATGCGCTACTTCAAGCCAGGCCCGTCTGGTATCGAAGCAAGTGCGAAGCAGACAAAAAAGAATGGTCTTGGTACGGTTTGATTGCGGAAGAATTAGCGCAGATTGATCCTCGGTTAGTCCACTGGTCTTACGCAGATGATTGCTACAACGTCATTGAAACGGTTGAGAAAGACGGGTCAACAATCAAAACCAAGGTATTGAAAGACGACGCGCAACTTACGCCAGAAAGCGTGCAATATGAGCGTATAAGTGTTTTGTTGTTGGATTTAGTTCAGCGCCAGCAAAAACAGATTGATGATTTAGAGATTAGGCTTTCTGGCCTAGGCGCTCAACCTATTTAAATCAATCAATAAAAGTTTTAGTTGACAGTTAATGTAAGATTGCCCCAGACTTAAGTTTAATTACCCGTACTGGCCCGGTAGACCAGGGTTCCTTTGGAACAAAGATGACTGAGCAAGTTCAAGAAGCCTTAGCGGAAGTAGACTCCGCGCCAGCACCCGAGGTGACGGCCACCACGGAAAGTGCACAAAATGCGCCGGAAGTCGCTGAACAAGCACTAGAGCAGACTGAGGAAAAGCGTTACACCCAGGCTGAAATAGATGCAATGATCAGCAAACGCCTTGCAAGAGAGCAACGCAAGTGGGAACGAGAGCAAAAGCTGAGGGCCACAACGCCCGATATGCCGTCTGGTGATTTACCCGCGCAAGAACATTTTGCTACGACCGAAGACTATGCGGAAGCGCTAGCCGAACGGAAAGCAGCCGAATTACTTGCACGACGTGAAGCAGAAAGACAGCGTGCTGAAGTTCTTGAGGTCTATCACGAGCGCGAAGAAGAAGCGCGTGCGAAGTACGAAGATTTTGAGCAGGTTGCGTACAACCCACGTCTTCCAATCACGACAGTGATGGCCGAGACGATTCAAGCGTCTGATGTTGGGCCAGAGGTGGCGTATTACCTTGGGTCTAATCCAAAAGAAGCTGATCGTATTGCCAAGTTGTCGCCTTTTTTGCAGGCAAAAGAGATTGGGAAGATTGAAGCTAAGTTAAGTGAAAATCCACCAGTTAAGAAATCGTCGAGCGCCCCAGCGCCGATTCAGCCTGTCACTCCTCGGGGTGGCAACGCAAGAGTTTTAGACACGACTGACCCGCGTTCGATAAAGGAAATGTCAACGTCAGAGTGGATTGAAGCCGAGCGTCAAAGGCAGATTAAGAAATGGGAAGCTCAGAACCGAGTCCGCTAACTTTTTAAAAAGGAATTGTCATGGCAAATAGCCTACTTACCATTGACATGATTACCCGCAAGGCGCTTGAAATCCTTGAGAATAATCTTGTCTTAACCCGTAACGTAAACCGTCAGTACGACGACAGTTTTGCTGTCGAAGGCGCTAAGATTGGTTCAACCCTGCGTATCCGCCTCCCGGACCGCGCTCTGGTTACCGACGGTGCAGCACTTCAAGTACAAAGCGACAACGAGCAGTACACCACGTTGACCGTTGCGTCGCAAAAGCACATTGGCGTTAACTTTACTTCTGCTGAATTGACCTTGCAGTTGGACGACTTCGCAGAGCGCGTGCTTAAACCTCGTATTA